AGATTATACCTTCAGCTCTTAAATCAATCATTGTTTTCTTTGTCATGTCAGCAGCTGATCCTTGTATTAATTTATTTAAAGCTTTATATGTAAAAGCTCTCCTAATTCCTGGTCCGTGTTCCTTGATTGCATCTTCATGTTTCAAAGGTTTATGCACACCAAAATAATTTGGCTCCCACAAATTAAATCTGCATCTACGACCAAGTAAAGTTCTTATCTTCCCTGAATCTTGTGCTCTATTCATGACTTGTTGTATTAATTGTTTTACAAATGGAACTCTTTTATGATATTTATCTAATACCACTTGTGCATCTGCATCATTATATCCAAGAGAGTTTGCTAATTTAGCTTTACCCATGCCATAAAACAAACCAAGATTAATTGTTTTAGCTTCAGATCTGTCTATATCTGCTATTTTAGCCACAATCTCATGAAAGTCCGCTTTTCCTTTTTCATACTGTTCTGCAATAGAAGCCACTCCAAGGACTCCAGGTGTACTTAGAGCAAAATGCACTACCAACCTAGGCTCTTGCTGTGAATAGTCAAAACAACCCCACTTATGGCCCTTCTCAGGCACAAATATAGACCTTACTCCTGCTCCAATATCTGTGTAATTTGGAATTTGTTGTAAATTTGGATTTGAATAAGAAAGTCTCCCTGTAACTGTCCCTCCAAAGTCTCCTTTTAATTGATGTATATCAGAATGAATTCTACCATTGTATACAAACTTTTTTAAGGAATCTACAAAAGTATTTCTTAGCTTGTCTGCTTCTCTTGCACTATTGATGGCTCTTAGTACAGGGTCTTTGTGATTTTTTAAATAATTTTTTGTAAACGAAGGCTTGCCAGTTTTCTCTGTTCTATCAAAATCACTTATGTTTCTAGCAATACATGCTTTTTCAATGCTAGATGCAGCCCATACTTCAGGATAAAAACCTATTTCTTCATAAACTCTTTTCATATAAGCATCATAATTTTTTTGTAATGTAGATTCTACTTTTTCAATTTGATCTTCATCTACTCTAACACCTTTTAGTTTCATGTCTAATAAACATGGGAATACTTTTTGTTCTAATTCTACAATAGCATGTAAGTCTTGTGAGTTTATTTCTTTTTTAAATTCTTGCCACAAAGCTAAAGTTATTTCAGCATCTTGTTCAGCATACTCACCTACATACATCGCAGGTAACTTGTACATTTCTGCTTTGGGATCAACACCCCATTCTTTTGCAGCTTCTTTCAATGCAGTTTCATTTTTACCCATACCAACATAATCATTTGCAACAGAATTTAAATCATATCTAAATCTGTTTTCATCAACTAACGATGCAACTACCATCGTATCTACAATTGTTCCGTGAGCCTTGAGCCCTAGTCTGTGTATCCAACACATATCATAGATAGCATTGTGAAATATTTTTAAGGTGTCTGTTTTTAAAACATCGGCAAACCAATCAAGAACTTTTTTTCTATTCATGTTAGGTCCTGCTTCGTGAGCTATTGGATAATACCCAGCCCAATCTTTTACAGCTATGGCTATACCAACCACATCACCTTCATTTCTTGTTGATGAAGATCCTTTTGTTTTTAAGTCAGGGTCTTTTGTTTCTAAGTCAATCGAGATCTCATCATACTTTGATAAATCTGGAAAGTGATCAGGCTCTGTCCAATCAGTGTGTTGTTTAAATAGTGTTTTCATTATTCCTCTTTGGTTCATAGATGTGATTTTTTTCTATAAGATGATTTAGTTTATTTTTATTACTAAATGCATATAGAGCTGCGTCGTAATCATATGGAAATATTTCCCAACTTATTTCTCTATGACCTTCTAGATTTGGATAAATTTCCAATCTAAATGTGTATTTTTTTATTTTTACTATTCTAATTATGGGTCTACTTCTCATCTTTCAGTCTTTTTATTTCTAATTCACAATAGTGAATTATCTTCTCTAAGTCTTGTACACCATTTTTTTCAATATATCTACAAACATATTTCACAACATTGCCTTGAAAAAATGTAAGTCCATTTTTTGAAATAAATTCGTATGGTTGAATTGGAAAAAATTTATAATGTGATCCTCCAATTTGTTTGTCTTGTGGAAATGCGTTTTCCAAATCATCTTTATGTGTCATGTTTTCTCCTTTATCTTAAAAATTGTCTTGTTAATAATGGAAACACATTTCTTGTGCTATGTTGATAAATCATCAAATGTTTTTTTGGTCTTGATGTTGCAACATAAGATACTCTGGTTTCCTCATCTTCTTGTTTTCGACTACCACTATTGTAAGATTTTAAAGAGTTTGGTCCCCAATTAGAATCTACAATTACTATGTCAGCCTCCATACCTTTTACAGAATGAATGGGTGCAATTTTTATATTACTTTCTAAGTTATTATCTCTTTCCCAACAATGTCTTAGATAATCATTTAAATGATCATTGTCCCTGAATAATTCACTATTTGTTTCAAATCTTAAAACTTCAAACCACTTTGATTCCACATTACCTTTAAAATAATATTTGTCCCTTATATCTTCAAAACTTAAATATAAATCTGGATCTTGTAATTCTGGTGGCTGTGTATCAGCATGTTCTAAAGCTCCTTTTTTTCCATACTCAATCAAACCAGGTGTTAGTTTTTTAACCATTTTTAAATATTGTTTACCTTGTATGACTCCACCTGAACTTAAAGTATCCCAAGCTTTTATTAATTCTTTTCTACCCTCTTGATCAAAGATGGTTCTAAAAGAAGTGCCCCTGTCATGTGCATAATTTTTTTCTTTAAAAATAAGACCATGATCTATACAAAATTGTTTAAATTTTTGTGCAATAGCATTTGTTCTAGCACACATTATTACATCTGATTTTGAATCAATACTATTTGATAAAACTCTTAATGAGTCAATAAAACCAAAACTACCTTCTTTTGTTGGATCACATTCAAACCTTGTACCTAATCTGTTTTGTATCTCTCCTTGTATCTTCATTACAACTTTATATACAGCAGGAGGTAGTCTGTATGTTTTGGGTAAAGATCGTACACACTCTTTTTTACATGGCCATTTTTGAAATATCCTAGCATCAGACCCTTTCCAACCATAAATAGATTGGTCATCATCCCCTACAAGAACTAACTCTTCTGTATTCCTAGCTATCTTGGATATTACCTGCCATTCTAATTTAGATAAGTCTTGTGCTTCATCTACTAATACAAGTTTGTACGGTTTAAATTCAATATTTTTTGCTAAAGCTTTTTCTAACATGTCATCAAAATCTATCATTTGATAGTGATTTTTAAATTTTGTAAAGTTTTTATATACATAACTTATCTCAGGTCTTTTATATCTAACCCTAGAGTAGCTAGCGTCTTCATCATAAAAATGAAATATTCTTTGTAGTTGATCTTTTACTATTTTATATTCACCATTTACTTTTATAGCTTTTTCAAAACCTAAAGAGTGTTTTGCTAAACCAATAAGATTCATAATGGCTCCAAACTTTTTATCATGCTCTTCGCTCCAACCCACAGCAATTTCATCAGTGCCATCATAGTTAGTGTCCGCTATCTTAGGCCAATTATCTGGATCTGTTTTTATTAAACCTTTAAAAGTTTTCTTTGCACTTTCATTAAATATTTCAAACTGATTTAGATGGTCTTTACAAAACTTGTGTATTGTTTTTATGGACTCTGCTTGTTTTTCAGTTAAAAATAAAGATAGTGTCTTGTCATGTATTGCTCTGTCCTGTAAATTTTCCACAGTCGCTTTTGCAAAACCTATCATTAAAACTTGATCAAAATGCATACCACCTTCAAAATTTATTTTTAGCATTTTTAATATTTCAGTTGTTTTACCACAACCAGGACCACCTAATATTTTGTAACGTCTCTTATAAAACCTATCTATCTTAGTAGTCATTCTCTTGTCTTTCTGATTTAAAGTTTAAAATATCTTGTTCTACTTCTGGTTCTCTACCAAAAGCAACTTCATCTAAAACATATACCCACTTTTTAACACCTTCTTTTATATGAAATTTTTCTCTGCCAATACCTTTACATTTTTGTAACATTTGATGAGTTAAATC